AATCGTTGCCAAGGCAGCTGCTGGTGGGGCCTGATAACCCCTAACGAAGGGGGGAGGGAAACCTCCCCTCTTTTTCTACATGAAGATTGAATTCCGTCTGAGCCCGCTTGGTATTGCTGAAGCGGTGAGCGGTATGCAAGTAGCCTGTGGTTTGGGCAATCGCGGTCACTTGGTGACCTACTACACGAAGCACTGGGAATGGTTCCAGTGGCTAGAGAATATGAATCTCACGGTTCGCTCCGAAGACCGAGGTGTCTTCGATGCAGCCGGGGATCTCGGTGAGCAGCTCGCGGCTTCCAAAGAGAAGACGGTCCGCTCCCGACCAGCCTGGTACATGAAGCAGATCCAGGCGCTGCACACAATCATTCGCAACGAAGTCAAGCCAACCCTGCCGCAGAAGACGCGCTCAGTTGCGCGGCCAGCTCAGCTGCAGAAAGACTACGTTCTGATTGGACCGTTCTCCGCTGACAAATCCCTGGAGTACGGGGTGCGTGGCTGGCGGATGCTTGGCAAGCTCCTGATGGAAGCCGGGTACGAAGTCGTAGCGGTTGCATCGATGCGCGAGATGAAAGAGATCAAGGATGCCTTCGGCGGCACGGGCATTCGACACTTCTGGGGACAGTCTCCGGAGTGGACGGTTGGTGCCATTCAACATGCCACGCTGGTCATCGGCAACGACGACTGGCTGGTGTCCCTCGCTGGTCTGTACAAACAGAAGGCCCTGGCCATCACTGGCAAGTACGACGGGCAGTTTCAGTTCGCTGAGATGCCTAGCGTACGAGTGGTGGCGCCTCCTGAGTCGGTAGCTTGCCGGATGTGTCACGGCCTACCAGGCACCGGGTTTTCCCCAATCTGCGTTGATCACTGCAGCGCACAACAGATCAGTCCTTTCGAGATCGCTGACCTGGCGCTCTCCCTTATTCAAGGTACAGCAAATGAAAGCATCGAACGTCAAGCGGGAGAACGGGAAGCTGGTCTACAGGGGTCACGAATTCCCGGGGTTCAACAAACCAGTGAATGCTCCGAAGGGCAGCGACAAGAAGAAGATGGTGCTGGCCAAGAAGGGCGAGGAAGTGAAGCTGGTGAGGTTCGGCCAGAGGGGCTACGAGGACTTCACGCAGCACAAGGACCCAGAGCGACGCTCAAACTACCTAAAAAGGAGCGGCGGAATCAGGGACAAGAGCGGAAAGCTCACGAAGGATGATGTGTTCAGTGCGAACCACTGGGCACGTAAGGAACTCTGGTAAATGGCGACGTTTCAAAACATCGTAGATCAAGCAAGGAAGGACCTGCAAGACGCAGACAAAGTCCGTTACTCGGATGCCGAGCTCCTGCAATACGCAGTGGATGGCGTCCTCGAGGCGCGTCGCATTCGTCCTGACTTCTTCTTTGGCGGGTATGCCACCACCACTGCGTCCTACGCTTTGGTCGACACCTTCCCGCTTCCCGCCACGTACCAGATGTTGTTCACCCACTACATCGTCTTCCGTGCCGAGACCCGGGATGACGAGTACGCCGTGGACGGTAGGGCTGTAGCGATGCTGGCCCGCTTCGAGAAGGAGCTGACCAGATGACACCCTATACCGCTTTCCTAGACTACGTCCTGCCTGACGCGCCTGGCTGCACCAACGAGCTGGCCGTGCACGCAATCAAGAACACTGTGATTGAGTTCTGCGAGAAGAGCTTGATCCTGCAGGTGGACCACGACCCGGTGACGATCGTGGCTGGCCAGGTCGACTATGACCTCGAGCCACCCCGTGACACCCTGATCGTGAAGATCCAGAAGGTGTTTTACAAAGAGTACGAGATCGAGCCGATGTCCCCGGATGAGGTGATGTCGGCATCTTTGTACAACCGGAACTTCCCGGACGCCAATCCGGAGAAGGGTCCTCCGAAGTTGTACACGCAGAAGGACGCCCGCACGTTCTCGGTCTACCCAGTTCCCCAAGATACGGAGCGCTTAGCTCTAACTTTGCGGGTGGCGCTGAAACCGACCCGGTCAGCAACCCAAATCGATGATCTCATTTTTGAAGAGTATGCCGAGACCATCGGAAACGGCGCCATCTCGCGCCTCTGTTTGTCCCCCAAGAAACCGTACACCAACCCGCAGATCGCTGCCATCAAGCAGGCGCAGTTTGCGGCAGGGTTGAACGTGGCACGGCAGCGGGCAAACCGTGGCTATGTACGCTCGAAAGAGCAAGTCGTGCTGAGGAAGATATGACCGAGAAGATCAAACTTGTACAAGGCGATACTCGCCCGGCCCTAGTCTGCACGATTACGGATGAGAACACCTCCGAGGCAGTGAACCTGACTGGCGCTACCTGCCGTCTGAAGTTCCGCCCGGTTGGTTCTAGCACTCTGACCAGTACGCTGACCGGTACGGTTACCGATGCGTCCAATGGTGTGGTCGAGTTCTATTGGGCCTCTGACCCTACGTCTTTGGCCGGTGCGGCCGGTGACTACGAGGGTGAGATTGAGATCACCTTCTCCAACGGCCAGGTGCAAACGGTATACGACCTGCTGAAATTCAAGCTACGCGAGGACTTCTAAATGGGGATGCGGGTAAGCATAGGTGTAATCGACCCGTTGGTCTCCGTCAGTTACCAGCTACCCGTCACCAATGTCAGCTACATCCTCCTGGCTGTTGATGCCAGGTTAGATCCGCTGAACAAAAACCCGTACTTGTCGGAGTCGTTCGCGGTAGTGGACGCGGTGACCTACGAAGCGGTCAAAACGTTTTCCAATGCGGTCGCTACGGCGGACCAAGTTCGGTCGATCGATACGGCCAAGACCGTTATCGACACGCTGAGCCTGGTGGAGTTCATCGAGTGGTACAGAACGTACATCCGGGACTTTGGCGACAGCGTCAGCCCCGATGAATCCAAGGCGCTGAGCCTGGCCAAGGGCACGTTGTCCGAGTCTGTTGTCACAAGTGATAACCGGACAGCCCAGTACGACAAGGCCAGGACCGAAACCCTGACGGTTGCCGACTCCAAGAGCCTAGCGCTCGATACGAGCCGCTCCGAGACCCTGACCGTTGATGACTTCCGTTCGTTGCTGTTCGAGCGGGGTGACAGCGAGCTCATCTCCATCTCCGAGTCCGATGTGCTGGACTTCGAGAAGCTGGTGGCCGATGGCGTAGGGATGAATGACCAGGCGGAAGCCAACGATGGCTTCTCGTTTGGGTTTGCAACGTCGTTTTCAAACGTTGCGTTTGCTGAAGATAGCGACACGCTGCTTATGGACAAGGGCCTATCCGATAGCCAGTCCGTGGAAGACACCGGGTCTCTATTCAACCAAGGCTACTGCGACGTTACTTACTTCGCAGAAGAGTACGTCGGGGATTCCCGGACATTTACAGAGGAGTAGGAAATGCTGCAAGACAATCTAAAAGTAACCGGCAAGGTGAATGTTCGGATCTTTGACAAGCAAGGCGCTCTCAAAGACGAATACGACATTCCCAACCTTGTCGTAACCACGGGCAAGAACTTCATTGCCTCGCGCATGGTTGGCACCGCTGACGCCGTAATGAGCCACATGGCTCTGGGCTCCAGCAACACCGCCGCCGCAGCTGGCAACACCGCCCTGGGTTCTGAGCTCGGCCGTGTGGCCCTGACCTCTGCTACCGCCGCCGCCAACGTTGCTACCTACGTAGCGACCTTCCCGGCCGGAACGGCAACTGGTGCAGTGGTTGAGGCTGGCATCTTCAACGCCTCGTCCGCCGGCACGCTGCTGTGCCGCACGGTGTTCGCTGTGGTCAACAAAGACGCCAACGACGCCGCCACCATCACCTGGCAAATCACGGTCTCCTAATGGCCGCGATTACTACCCGCGCCGGGAAAGGTTCGCCCCTCACCAACAATGAGGTAGACGCGAACTTCACGAACCTGAACGACGAGCTGGGCGACACGGTGAAATCCGTGAACGGCCAGACGCCAGACGGTTCAGGCGCGGTGACGATTACGGTTGACGCAGATCCGGCCGGAACTGCAGTGGCCTTGGCTATCGCTCTGGGATAACAAATGGCAAATACGTTCAAGAACTACCCATCGTCCGCAGTGGGCACATCAGCCGCCACGATCGTTACGGCCTCAACCGCTACGACTGTCATTGGCATGACGGTGGCCAACATCACGGTCTCGCCCATCACGGTTAGCGTGTATGTGACTACCGGCGGGTCTGACTACTACTTGGTAAAGGACGCAACTGTCCCGGTCGGTGGTGCGCTGGTGCCGATCGGCGGCGATCAGAAGCTGGTTTTGGAAAATGGTGACGCTCTCAAAGTCGTGTCGAGCGCAGCCTCGTCCGCTGAC